CCAGCCTACCGCTCCCAACTCAACACGAACCACTTGAAACGAAACGTGCGCGAGATTGTTGGGACGCTGGCTAAACTTCGTCCTCTGTGGGGGTATTCATCTGATAACCCCACCTTCGCCAAGCAAGCGCACCAAATGAACCTGCTCACCAGGGCAATTTATCTTGAGCAATCGTTTGACCTTTCAATCAAGGAAGCTCTGCAATACTCAGCGGCAACTTGTACGGGATGGGTGAGGCCGATTTACTCCCGCGATTTGGTGACAGGTCACGGTTCAATTCAACTGCTCAGTTATGGTTCACCGTGCGTCCTGCCAACACAACTTCCTCCCTCCGGTAACTTTCAAAAAGCCTACGCCATGACGTTGCTGGACGAGATGCCGATTTACATGGCGCACGCCCTGTTTCCGATGTACCAGCACCGCTTGAGGCCCACTGCTTCGCTCTATTGGTATTCGGCTGAGATCAGAAAATCAGCGCACGGGAATCTATGGCAGCGGATGTGGCGCAAGGGAAGCGGAGCGAGTCCTAATAGTCTCCCTGACCTGATGATTCCGGTTCGGTACACGACCATCATTGACCTCACCAGAAACACGACGAAGCAAATGATCCCGATGGGTGAGCCGGGGTCGTCGTGGTACTACGAAGTTCCTTTCGTCGGCCAAGACATCCCCGATGCATCTGGGGGACTGCGGAAAGCAGACGAGAACGACGCGAGGCTGTATCCCTATCGCCGACTGATGATCTCATCGGAAAACTGCATCATGTATGACGGACCAAGTTTCAACTGGCATGGGCGTGTTGACCTCATTCCCTTTTCTATTGACCATTGGCCTTGGGAGCCTCTTGGTTTCTCAATGACGCGGGATGGATTCGATCTCCAGAACACAATCACTGAACAAGAGCGAGGCATGGCTGATAAAAAGCGTGTTCAACTCGACATGCCATTGGCTTACGACATCAACTCTGTTTCCCCGCGTGAGGCAAAAGCGTTTGACCCGATGCAACCGCGTGCGCGTTGTGGTTACGATGGCTCTCAGGTGGACAAGCCATTCCAGATACCGATACCTCCAGAGGTAATAAAACTCGACCCCACAGACTTCACGTGGCTAGAATATCTGACGAACGCGATGGACTCCCAGCACGCGATCAAAGATGCAATGGCGTTGGCGAAGGCTCGTATGGCAGGCGACGACATGGAGAAGATTCTCGAAGTTACCGGGCCAATCATTGAAGACATGTCGCGTTCAATGGAACCGCCAATGCGTGAGATTGCCGACCAAGTTAAGTACCTCATTCTGCAATACCTACCGGCAGCGCGAGTGATGCAGTACGTAGGAGAAGACAACTTCACTATGGAAACTCTGGACTACAGCCCAGACACTCTCGTTCCCTCGCACATGCCGGGAGAAGATCCCGGAACGGACGACAACCCCAATAAGTCTGCATACGACATCATCAAACGTGCGCGAATGTTTGCTGGGAACCTACGGTTCTCAATCACTCCGCGATCCCTGCATGAAATCACGCAAATGGCGATGAAACTTGGCCTTATTCAACTCAAGAAGGCTGGCGTAAAGATTGATTCACAGACCGTGGCTGATTCGTGGGCAGTTCCAAACTACGGAACTATTACTGGATCGACTGTGATGGAGAAATGGAAGAACGAACAAGAAGGCGATTTGATGTTCGCCGCAAGAATGCAGGAGATTGGCGTAAGCCTTAAGGCGGGATCGCCTCCAGGAGCTCCCGCTCCTGGAAAGAGTGGTCCAGAAGGCCGACCTCCATCTGGTAATGAAGCGCCGGCACTCAAGCAACGCACCGATGGTTCCTCAACAATCACTCAGTCGGAGGGCGGAGGACGGAAGGTGTGAGCACTCATATTGTAGAAATCAAGGCACGAGAAAAGCATCGTATTGTGCGCGAAAGAATGTTCTCCGTTACTGGCTTGGACATCACGCCTGATGTGATTGCCTCAATTCTTTTGCAACTTCGCGGAGAGCACGCGACGGGGAGAATGTATATCGACCTGTCGCAGGGATGCCCTCACGTGATCCAGTTTGAAGAGAATGCAAAAATCAGTTCTTGACAGCGTGATTCGTTTTATGCTCAACTCGCATTGAGATTCTTACTGAGGTTCGGAGACAACGCTTCTCCCGACCAACCAGAAGGCTCCTGAGATAGTCCCCAGCGGACAAATCTCAGGGGCCTTTTGCTTTTACAGAAGGATTTGATTCTAAGAAAGGGGGACTAAACAATGTTCAGCTTCGGCCCTGTTGCTCACAAGCGCGGCAAAAAGCACGGCAAAAAGCGCTAACCGTCCCTGACCCGGAAACGATGCGGTTCATGCCGTGTCTCCCGAGCAGGATCAACCGAGGTAAGGGACGGTGTAGCGTTCACCGCCCCTCCAATTTTGGAAAGGAAACATTCAATGGCTTACGGACGGAGTACAGGCGGTCAGATCGGCGGGAAGGGTGGACATGGATTCTCGCTCAAGACTGATATGAGCGGGATGGGGGCCAAGTCCGGCCAGCGCAAGCCGTTTGGGAAAAGCGGCGGTTCGATCAAGGGAAAGCACAAAGCAGGCAAGCAGGCGAGGGCGAAAGTCTAATGGCCGCTGCCTCACCAACGATGCCGCCTCCCCCTGGTGGAGCGCAGGCACCAACGTCGCCGGTAGCGACGTCCCCATCCAGTGCGTCTCCGAACCCGAAACTTGAGCAGGGATCGAAGATGACGATTCAGGTAGTTCAAGGGCTTCGATGGATCGCGCAGAACTTCCCCGCAGCGGCGAAACCAATTTCGCAGATAAACGATTTGATGCGCGAAGTACAAATGGCCATGATGAAAGGGGCGCAACCCGGCGAGTCTGCCGCCCCGCCCGTGAACGGCTAAAGGAGACTTATGGCAACTTACGCAGAGTACTTGAAGTCGAATGGCGCAACAGAAGAAGATGTAAAAGTTTTGGATACACCCATAGCTCGCAAGGCATTCGAGCGAATGGAAGCTGCCGTAGTCGCCAAGGATGACGAGGCCAAGAAAGCCAAAGCTCAGGCCGATGCCTATCAAGCGTGGTACAACGACAAAGCTCTGCCTTATGTATCCGGTGTCGAGAGCAAGCTGTCGGTCGCAGAAGCCAACCTTGCCGCCGAGCGCACGCGCTTGAAGTCTCTGCAAGACGCCGGCCTTCTGGAACTCTCCGAACAGGACGAAGCGGCAAAGAAAGCGGCAGTAGAAGCCGAGAAGAGAGGTGCCGTGACATTCGATCCCGAAAAATTCGTTCCCCGCGAGCAGTTCAACGAGCTTGCGACTCGTGCTGCTGACTCAATAACACTGGTCGCGGATTTGGCACAGGAACACACTGCGCTCGGTCTTCCTCCGGTATCCTGGCGCACGCTCAAGGCGGAAGCCTCTGCCGCGAATCAGGACGTTGAGACTTACTGGAAGACGAAGTTCAACGTCGAGGCCAAGCGTTCCGAGCGCTCTGCTACGGAGCGCGCAGCCTACGAAAAGAAAATCAGCGATGACGCTGTGGCGAAGTACAAGGCCGAGCATCCCGCGTCTTCTGTGAACCCTGCCCTCGCCTTTGGTGGAATTTCAGCCAATCCGTTCACTGGCAAGGTTCCGTCCGCGTCTGATGCAACTCTGCCCTGGCAGAGATCGGATTCGGAGAAAGTAAACTCGCGCATCAGTAAAGTTCTGACTTCACATCCCGATATCTCGGGGAACGCATAAGGAGAGCACGATGAGACTGCTACTGTGGTTGTTTAACTTCTGGTTTCTGCAATTCTTGGCCTTATTCGTCGATCCCGCGTTCGATCAAATATCCGCCACCACACTCGCGGACCTTAAGGATGACATAGTTACTGATAATTTTTTCGTTGACACGACAACCTTAAGGAAACTGCGTCTCTCCGGTGCGCTCGACGACTACGCGGGCGGTACTGCAATGCAGAATCCGTTTATGTACAACCGCGTGAACGGCGGTGCCATCGCTCCCGGCACCGACGTGAACGTATCCCAGGTACAGATTCTTGCCGCGACCGCGTTCCAGCCCAAGAACTATCTGGAGCAGATCAGCGCCAACCTGTTCCAGGTTGGCGTGGTCAATGCCGGTCCCGCTGGCAAGGTGAAGATCATCGACGCCTACATGACCAACGCCGTGCAAGCGGCTAACACCGATCTTGGCATAGACATTTTCCACCACGGACAAAACATCTCCGGCTCGAACCGCATTGTGTATATCAACGGTTTCTCGGAAGCGCTAAACGATGGCGTGACGAACTCTTGGGACGGAAACATTTTCACGACCTACGGCGGACAGACTCGAAACGGAGTCACCGGAAACACTCTGAACTCTATCCCGATATGGGTTGGTGATCAGAATGGAAACACTGGACAGATTGCCTACAAGCCGTTGGTTGAAGGCATCCTGAACTGCGTCCAGCCTCCCGATCTCGGGATTTGCAACAAGGCGGCATATGCCTACATGTTGGAGCGCCTGGATCCGAAGCAGCGGTACGGCGAGGAGCAGGATGTAAAGATGGGCATGAGCGGTATCCGTGTGATGTCCGTGCTTATCATGGTGGACAAACTCTGTCCTTCTACGAAGTACGGAGCCATCACTCCATCTGGACTGTCGCAAACCACCGCCATCAAGCCAGCAACGTTCACATCGGCCGCTTCTGGAATCTCGACGATCTCAAACCTACCAGCCAACAAGACGATCAACCCTGGAGAGCCGCTGTTCATTCTGCGGACGCAGGGTTGGAAAGTTCGTCCGACCACCGACCCTGAGTACAACTTTAATTTCACGCCGTGGGTACGGTCGCAAACGAACGCTGATTTGGTCGTAGGGTTCTTTAAGGTGGCGTTGAACATATATAGCCTAAGTCCTAGAGACAATATGCACTTCTATGGCATAGGTTTCTAATCGAAGTTTGGTGATAGACTCAGAAACATGAGCAACCAAAAAG